CTCCTGCCCCTGGTCTTTTACAGGACCTATCTAGTGGGCGGCAAGCCGGACAAGTGGGATCCAGCGTGATCTCCAATGGGGCCGGTGTTCCCGCACAACGTTCTAATGTTATTAACCGCGCACTGTCTCAAGAAGTACTTAACGCTGCTCAGCAGTTCAATGCTCCTGCAAATGTTCCTCTTTCTTCCTTCTATGAGGGCCAACAGCAATTGGGTAGGAGCATGATGCAAAATGGAACCTTGGTGAGTCAGCTCCAAGAACTTGGTGGTGCGCCTGGCATGACACCGGAAAACTTAAAGAACTGGGCCGAGAAAAACCCAGCACTTGCCTACAGAGAAATTCAAAAACTAAAGGGGAGGTTGCAGTAAAAATGGCGCCTAAAACTGTACAAGAACTTTTTGGTTTAAAACCAGAAGAAGTCAACGCTTTAACCGTTCTTTCCGGATTGGAAGGATATCGTGGAGGTCGCGGAGAAGACGTAGCAGCTGTTGCTTCTAATGTGCTTGCCCGTCGTCTACATGGTGGTTGGGGCGGACGTGACATTCGTAATATTGCAACTGCCCCTGGGCAATATGAAGCAATTTACGGACGTAACATCAACATGAATCAACTTGCTGATCCAGCGTATGGTGCAAAAGTTTTAGGTAGTCAAGAAGAGTTTGACCGCTTGCGTAACATTGTTAACGATCCAACTATGGTTGGACAACAGTTTCAACGTTCTAAGGGAGCCATGTCTTTCCGGGGTGTTGCTGGCTACGGCAATAAAAAACCAGGAGACTATGCGCCCATTCCAGGAAAAAGTAATTTTTACTTTGATTCAGATCCTAATGTTCTGAAGAAAGGTACAAATATTTTTGGAGTAGCAACGATTGCACAACAACCTGCCGTGATGCCGCCTCCCCCGACATCCGCACCACCCCCAGTTAACGCTTTTCTTTCCAAGCTAGGACTTGCCTCCCCTGGAACAGAGGGGAAGAAAAACTTTGCACAAGAATTTGCGCTTAGTTTTATTCGGCCTTTACTTCCTAATCTCTTTGGAACTATACCGTAATGGCACGTTTTGCTGACTACTTAGATACTGGATATCTCCCTGGGGAAATCCGCCAATCCACTTATGGTGCGGCGGCATTAAATCCTATGGCTATCACCAAGTATGAAGCCAATAAAAGATGGAAGTTCCAACCGGAGATTAAAACCGGTGGAGCTTCTTTTCAAGACTTTTTAAACTGGCAAAATAATCCGGATGCAGCCATGTCTTCAAAGATAAAACTGCCTCCAACATTTTTAGCCTTCAATCAAATGGCTAACGGTTAAACGCTTTTTCAAGCGGCCAGTTCTTGTTTAATCGTTTTTGCATTGACTGGGGTGAGATACCAACCTCTCTTGCCCAATCAGCAATACACATGGTTTTTTCTCCAAATGTGTAAAGCCTGGTTGCACGCTTACCACCTCGGTTACGCGTTTGTTCTTTGTGCGTAGCCCAGCGGCAATTCTCTTTGTAATAACCTTTCTCGTTATCAATACGTTCTAGTTCTAGTTTTGAATTTTCTTTGGGACCCATGTCTTCTAAGAACTTTTCAAAATCGGCCCAGGCTGGATCGTGTGTAATACCACGCCCGCCGTATCGTGCGTACGCTGTTGAGTTTGGATTGTTACAACGATCTTTCATTGCATTCCAAGAGGCGTATTCACTTGTTTTATTTTTGTATCCTCCATGCCTAAAAGAACCGCATTCTTTTGAACAAAATGTATATCCCCTGTCGCGCAACCGTTTTCTATGCCATGCTGCTGTGTTGCCACTGCGTTCATAAAAAATACCACAAAGGAAGCATTGGAAAATTGTTTGTGCCATTAGAATAAAAGAAGTTTTCGGAGGCCCCTGTCAATTTACCAGAGACAGGGTGTTTAGTCAAATATCTAGTACTAGTAGCAACAAGCAACCCGTATTTACTGATCGCCCGTTATTCGATTCGATTCGAGTAACGACGCAGGTTGTTGGTAGTGCAGCAACCAATACTTTATTTGTGCAGGGTGGTCAGGCACCGTCCATTCTCGTTGATATGGACGCAGCACTGAGTGAAGATAATAACTCTGGTGGTGTTGTCGATTCCATTACGATTGTGCGGAATGACTTCTACCGTGCTGCTGATTACACCTTAGATACCACCACCTCTGGTAATGCCACCTCTTTGGTAAGTGGTCAAATTGTTTCTGTCACCAACACAGGGGGCATGAATACAGGCACAGCCAGTGGCGTTGGTTACTACACGTATACAGGTGCAACTACAATCACCGGTAAATTAGGTGTATTAAATTACTCAGGCGGTACTGCAAGCGGTTTTAATTTTCAAGGCGTTGCTTACGGTTATCAACAAGCAGCAACCTTTGTGTTTTATCAAACACGCAACACAACCACACCTATTCCAGCATCCGGTGACTACCGTATTTTGTTTGCAAAAACAGTCCCAGCAAACAGCGGTGTAATTGATTGTTCTGATGTTATGCCGCAACTAGCATATCCAATGCCTACCGCAGGTAATGCAAGTGGACTTGGCTCAGCATCTCCTCTCCGCAACAAAGGTATTTACTTGGAACGCGGCGACCGTATTTATGTTGGTGTTTTTCCTGATGGACCCAACTCTTCTGGTTATATTCCTGGTGTGCAAGTAATTGCACAGGGTGGTTTCTTCTAAATTGTGGCTAAACAAGGGAGTAACTTTGGGTCCTTTGGTGCCCAGAATATCCCCAATATTGGTAAAATAAAACCGATCACAACAGAGTTTTCTAGAGGCTCTGTACCAAACTCCATTTTACGAATGGATCGGGAATCCGCCTGGACTAGATGGAGGCGTGGGTATGAAATTTCTGTGGGCGTTGGCGTTCAACACGCACTGACATATCCGTTTGAATACCAAGTCCCATACCCAGATGGCACAGCGCCAACAGAAGGCCGTCAACCATTGATTCTTGGCGTTGTACAAGGCTTTCCCACGGCAGGAAAGGAATTCGGCGTTCACTGGGCCGGGTGCCGTGTAGGAGCTATTCTTCGGTTTGATAACGTAACCGACTCCACAGGAGTCTTGGCAAGTATTGCATCAGTTACGGAAGATGATGAATACTGGTATGTACAACTTTCTGGTACATGGAGCAGTGCTAATCCATTGCCCCCACCTCTTTACGTACCAAATCCTTCTGGAGCGCCCCTTAAACCTTTGCTGGGTGAAATACTAGAAGATCGAATCCTTACCCCTCAAAGTTCACCAATAACTAAAGATACTCTAAATCCAGCTACGGACAAACGTTACGGGTTTGTCCAAGCAGTTTTAATCGATGTTGATGGCGCAAACGGTATTTTAAAACTACAAAAAACAAGTTCTTTTGAGGCTAGCCCCGACAATGTTTACCTAACGCCTTCCACAAGAAAACCAAACATTGGACGTTACTTAACAGTTGGAACTCGATATGCCTGTTCATGTCAAGATTTTAGTCGTCGTAGTTATGCTTTTATGATGAACTTAGACGGCAAAGAACGCCGTCGTTTTCCATACACTAAACCTTCATTACTTAAATATGGCAGACATGAATTAATCACAGATCCAAATTCTGGTGCAATTGATAACCGTGCAATGACAGATGCCAATACAAATCGAGATTTAGCCTTAACCTCAGACGCCATTGATAATCCAGGGGTCTTTAGTGATTTTGGCGGACGTTATTTAAGAAACTTTTCAGCTACTCGCAGAGCAGAAGGTCCGACTACCTTTGTTGACTACACAGCTAAAGATAATCAAATTATTTCATATTCCGATTACTGGTCACCTTTACTTGACGAAATGAGATATTGCAAGCATATTTACGCACTTCGTTTTGAAGAAGGCATCCTCCCTCCCGAACCCTCTGATCTTCCTGTAGATACGGAAGAAAGTCTTACAGATTGGGAACAGCGATTGGTGCACGAATCTTCTGTAACCAAAGAACATATTCAACGAATGAATGGATTACGCGCAATGGCATTGATGGATGTTCCACCTAAAAACTTTCAATCGCCACAAGTACTTCCAATGATGCAAAAACTGTTAAATGTCCCAGCATCTTTTATTAGGTTGGAGAACTTTAGAATGCAAGATAAGACTGGTGCGTTTTACAATCCAGCAGCCGGAGAACTACCCGCTATTTAATATGGCTGACTTTGGTGAAATTATTGAGACACGCTACATCCTTTCTGAAGAACAATTAAATGCCAGTAAATTTGGCTTTAGTGAAGTGTTTTATAGTGGCAGCCCCACGGTGTATTCTCCCGGTGATGTTGTAAACCTACCCTATGCCACTGGAGAAACATCAACGATGAATGCGTTGGGCGCTGCATGGGCAGCTTATGCAAGTGGTATTGGACCCGCATAAAAAAGCAGCCCCATTTCTGGGACTGCCTTAACTTTTATTTTAAAATCAAACAGCAGCCGACATTTTATTCAAGTGCTTGCGAACTTTTTCAACGTTCCAGCGGTAGCTGTCACGTGAGTAAGTACCTGGAAAAGCAGCAAAATGGGGACCAAGTTTTAGGGTGCCGTCATCACGGTACTTGAAAAGAGTTTTACGATCAATTCCCAGGAGTTCTTCTGCTTTTTGAACAGAGACCCACTCACTGTGTTTGGCCATGACTTGAATAAAAGTCGAGTGCGCATCTAGCCTACCGAGTCGGAAGTAGTTGTCAAGAGGGTTTTTACTTTTCTTTATCTTTATATTTAAGCAAGAAATGTGTGAGGTCAAATTAAAATAAGATAACTGCAAATTGAGCATGTTCAGCTGCGAACACGAACCCCTCGCATTGCTTCTTGAACTTACTCCTAAACTTGCAAAGAAACGATTCAGACAAGCTATCTACGACTCCTGGGACTGCAAATGTGGCTACTGTGGCGAAGAGGCCACAAGTCTGGATCACATCATCCCACGTTTTAAATCTGGGTCAAGCAACCGAAACAATCTGATTCCTGCATGCCGCCGCTGCAATACATCCAAGGCAAGTGAACAGATGGAAACTTGGTACAAAAAACAAGAATTCTTTAACCAGGCTAAGATGGATAGAATTAAAGCTTGGATGGCACGTGAGGCAGTTGACCTCTGTGTATATCAAGTAGACACGTTGCAACTGGCGGTTTAAGATGGGCGTTTTTTATGATCCCCCCTCAAAGAAGTGGCAAGTAACATATGAAAAAACAGATTACGCAACAGATAACCCTACAAATTTAAAAACAGATGCACCTACAGATTTACGAACAGATTATCCAACCAATTTAACAATCCGCCAACAAAAATCTAGATGGGTAACAAAACCGGTTCAAGTATATACATCAACATACGATTCTTGTAATACAAGAGATTCTAAAGGGAATTGCCAGGGGGGGTATAAGTATGGCTACGTAACACAGTATCAACAACAAATTGAATACTATTGGACAGATGTTCCAGATGTAGCTGGTAACGCTTCCAACCAAGATTTAAACTATAGCAATTCGGTTTTAAATGCGCAGAATGCAAATGCAAATAAAATTAATGCGGCAACAAACGCAGATAATACAAAAACAAATGCGAATAATCTTGCATTAAATACTGCAAACACAAATAAAAATAAAGCATACGATACAACTGTTTCAACCGCATCCAAAACACTAGGAGGTGATTATGCTGCGCAAAGAGAAGTATTAAGAAGTATTCAGGAAGTTCCCGGTATTACAAACGAGCTAAAGAAAAACTTAGAAACAAATTTTAAAAATTTTTACCGTACAGAAAAACTTCAAACCTGGGACACAAATCTAGGAGCAAAACCCGCGTATGGAGATTTTGATCCTGTTTATTACAAGGCTCAAAATCCTACAGTTGCCGAACAATGGAAAAGTGCCGTAGCAAATGATGACATTGATATAACTGAACGATACGGAGAAAATAATTTTTATTTACAAAATTACACAACAAAAGGCAAGCCTGCAGGATTGCGTGGTAATGCTGTAGAAGTAACAAAAGCATCCAATGCATACCTAGAAAAACCACCAACAGACGCTGATTTACAGGCGGTTAGAGATCTGCAATTAGGTGTAGATACGTCAACCCAGTCCCAGCGTTTGTTAAACATTCCTGAAATTGCACAACAATGGAAAAACGCTAAAAACGGAGATCCATATTGGGATAAATTAGCTAAAGAAAAATATTTGGATGTTTCCAAGCCAGACGAATTTGCTGCTTTGTTTCGTTTATCAAATAGACCTGAAGATAAACAAGTAAGTCTTACATATAATGTCAACGCTGGTTACGGTGTCACTCAACTTGAAGACGCTTTAAATCAAGCGGTTGGTGAAAAAGCAATTGTAGATGTTAAAAAATTTGGCGCACTTGCACAAAATGTATTAAAAGATTCAATTGCAGAAATGCAAAAAGCCAAAGTACAAGAGCAAACATTAAGCTTGATGCGTGGTTTTAGTGGCTTTAGTGAGATTATGGATATTAATAAAACGCTTACTAATTCCATCCTTGGGGATAGTGGCGTTGGCGGAATTCTTTCTTTTACTTCTGCTGGCAAAGCAGAAGAATCTTTAACAAAAAGTCTTCAAAACATCACAGGTGTTCAAAACAATGCAACGTATAATTGGCAACAATGGTTTGATACAGCGCTAAAAGAAAAATATAATAAAGATATTGAACTTGGCTATACAGCAAATCAAGCAACAGAACAAGTAAAAATTGATGGAGAATTTGCGCGTAAATTTATTGATACTTATTTAACGCCTCGTTTCAATACATCCAAATCTATGGATGAATTTGTTGAATACTTAGACGTTAGACAAGAAGAACAAAACCCATTCCAAACACAAGACTTGCTAAATGCTGCAACCCTCACTGCAAACTTACGAGCCCAGTCTTACTTAGATCAAATAAAAGCTACGTCTGCCCGTAGTTTTGATCCTGCTTTTTACTTTAATCCAACAGGAGATAAAGCAAGGGAAAGCGCATATGTCGATCAAGCTGCGACTGTGGCTGCTGATTGGGAAGCTGCTAAAAAAGGCGACGCTTACTGGGCGCAACAAGCTTATCGTTTTGGTGTAGATATTAATGACAAGGCTGCATTTGCACGTATGCATTTTGAAGTTAAGGGCCAGGGTAAGGGTTATGATGCCGCAGATGACATTCTTAATGCGGGCAAAGTACAAGATCAAATTTACAACAATATCTTGCCGGTATTAAAAGACGAAGCTTTAAAACAAGGTACTGTTTTTGGTTTATTTGTAACACCTGAAGAATTTGCCGACGAGATGTTACGTGGCTTAGACCCAAGTGATAAAAGCACCTGGGACGAAGTACTACAGCGTTATGGTTTAACAGATTTTAAAGGAACTGTAGAAGAATTAAAACAATACGTTGCAGAAACATTAAGAACGGGATCTGCGCAAGATATTAGAGAACAGATTAAATATTTAAATGAAAAAAGACAAAAACCTACACAACAGGTTTTGGGGCTTACCTACATTGAGCGCCCTGAAGATTTTAAAAATACACAGGCCACCGCGCAAACAGAACTATACAAAACGTTTCAATCTGCTGGCTTCCAAGGGACAGAGGATGAGTTTTACAACAATTTTTTTCCTGATCTGGATAGATCTGAACAGTCGCTTCTTACCAAAGCGGGCGCCAACACAGCCCTTAAAACAACCGGCTTGGATTTTACAGACCCATTTGCCTCCCTTGGAACCATTGAAAGTTTCTTTAATGATGAAAATGAAGAGTCTACAAGTTCAGATACAAGTACAGATGACACATCAAGTTTCTTTAGCTTAGGATCAGATAAAGAAGACACAGATTACAAGTCTGCAACAGGACAAAAAATTCTTGGTGAATTCACCTCAATGTTTAAGGGGCTCTAATGTCAGACAAAGCAAGAAAAGCCGTAAGTGCGTCTCATCGGTACCAGAAGGACAAGATGGAGTGCAATAAACCACAGCGTGCCCCCAAAGGGGACAAGCATAAGTATGTTGTCAAGGGGTGCCAGGATGGGAAAGAAGGTATTGTAAGGTTTGGCTTGCGTGGTTACGAAGATTATCTTTCTCATCATGACGAGGGAAGACGTGCTAACTTCAAGGCCAGGCACAATTGCTCCGAGAAGAAGGACAAACTGACTCCCGGGTATTGGGCCTGTAATTACAACTGGTAACTTTCATGGCAAAAGCAAAAACCACCTCAACAACCAAGATTGAATCCAAGCCTAAAAAAACGCGGCAAGGACGTTCAAAAAGCACTAAACTAAAGCCAGGCCAAAAAAAATACCGTGGTCAAGGTTAAACAACTTTACAAAACAGTACCTGATTTAACCGGTCAAATCTATAACCGATTAACGGTACTTGGTTACAGCCCAAGTGTAAAACATCAATTTTCTCGCTGGGTTGTTCTATGTACATGTGGAAAGAAAACTACTACATAACGGTTATTTCCAAACTTACAGGGGTAAGCAGGACGAGTGTCAATAGAGTGCTTAAAATTGTGTATGATTGAGAGTAACAATAGTTGCTCCCATGGCAGATTTTTCGTATGCCATTAATCTCATTCGTAAATACGAAGGGTTTAATGAAAAAGCTTATGCCAATCCTGTAACTGGCGGAGAACCTTACACGCTTGGGTATGGCACGCAATTTTATCCAGACGGTGCGCCAGTAAAGAAAGGACAGTGTTGTAGTAAAGAAAAAGCCCTGGAGTATTTGTTTCATGAAATCAATGTCATTGATAGCCAGCTCTCCAAGCTAAACATTGGTTTAGATGACTGTATGCGCCAGGCATTGATCTCGTTCATTCATTCAGTAGGCTGGGAAGCATTCCTTTACAGTCGTGTGATCGATTGTATTGAACACGAAGATTTATGCGCAGCAACAGAAGAGATTGGTCGTTGGATTTTTGATGAAGAGCACCGAGCCATTGGTGGTCTCCTGGACCGCAGACGAGAAGAAATTAATTTATTTCTACAGGAAGTAGGAGCCACCCCTCTTTCTCTCACCGATATTTTACTTGCCGCTTTCCGAAACTACACGGCAGCACCCACGCAAGTACAGGCAATTAGGCAATTAGAAGAACGAATTAGTCCGTATGTGTTGACAGAGTTTGCCAATGCTTTTCGCACTGATGATTCCGATTGGGTCGATTATCCATCCGATGAGCTAGATTCTTTATTTAATAGCTGGTCTTAGAATACTTTCATTGAAGCCATGAATACAGGGATGGAACGCTCATCTGAACCCAGGGAGTTTGAACTGCCTTTAGAACTTCAATTTGCCATGCGCAAAGCAGAGCTTCAGGCCGAGGAGATGACCTGGGACCAGCTTTACGCTGCACTTTTAAACCTTTATCACCAACGTTTGATGGAGTGGCACGCTGTCAAAGATATCCTGGAGAATGAAAACATCAGGCTTGATTTTGATGTACCAACTGATTTAGAGCTAGCAGAACTCGCCGCCGCATGTGTATACGACGACGAGGATGATGATGACGAAGAAGGTGTTCCCTTTTAATTTTCGTCAAACATTATCAAACGATCTAAATAAAAACGTGCCTTCCTCAGTGATTCTGTCCCGCCTTTATGGCGCTCACGCCAAATATACTTGGCAATATTCCCCTTTAGGTATCCACGATATTCTTCAGCAGTTAGTTGCGCTTCGATGGCCTCGATACATTCAATCCCGCCGTCCGTATAATGAGGCGGATGATTGACGAAATCAGGTTTTAGTTCGGGACGTTGAGGAATGGTGTTTTCCCCAGGGAAGTTTGAATTACGGTCTTCAGTCAGGAAAGTGTTGGCCAGCCATGGAACTGGACAAACCCCATCTTTACAACCGTTGTCCTCTACCGGCTCAAACCACGGCGTTTCATGGACAGAAGCTGTTCCTGCTCCATCTTGTCCGCTGAAGGCAGCGCAATTATCAGCCCCTTGGGCATAGGTGCTGACCCTGGATACCGCGTCAGGGCTTCCTCCATCGACGGAATGTAGCCCGTCATTCCCGGCCTTTGACCCTCTAGATGAAGGGGATTGCGTTCCAGACCCTGCTCGCATGCTGTTAAGCCCCTGTTGTACATGTCATACAAGGGTACATCATTTTCTTCGTTGTCGAGAGGGGCGCCAAAATCTTCTTCGTCAAGGCAACGGCACTTAATCTCGTCTTGAACAAAACTATCTAAGAAACCAGCAGCGCCGTTCATGGCTATATACGACTTGAATTTTCTCAATTACAATATTATCATGGCAAGATTTTACGACCCTCGGCAAGGTAAAGAGAACGAACCGTTTGATACACGGATCGGCAATAGAGGGCGCCTTCAATACGATCCAAGGCATGACTCCGGCACCTCTGGTGCTGAATCATCTGACTTACATCCTGAGCAGGCATACGACACAGACCTTCGCCGTGTAGAACCAGAGGAACGTCAAGCTGTTAAATCTTTAAATAATAAACAAGATCAAGTTGCTAAATATTTTGCCGCCGCCAGGAGTGCTGGGAAGTTTCGTCAAAAAGCTGCTATCGATGAACCGACCATTCGTGGTAAGACCCCTAGAACAGAAGCCAATATAGCTGGAACCGCACTGCCAAGCATGGGTGACAGGATTGGCAAAGCAGGTAGTACAAACTATGCCGATGGTCCACAAAGCTTTTCTGGAAGCTTTAGAGGATTCTTTTAGCGATAACGATTATTGTAAGCTTCAAGTTCTAAAGAATCTTGAAGTTGTTCAAACATATCAGCAAGCATGTTGAGCACCCACTGAACATCGTCACTACGGTATTGAGATAACCGTTTAGCGATTTCTTCATTTTCCTGGAAGATCACTGAACGAGTCAGGACCTCCAGGATATCAAGTTTATTTTCTACATTCATTAGACTTGGGAGAAAACAATTTGCTTTTCTTGGTTTTGGTATTTACCTTTACGGTCTTGGTAAGTCACTTCACAGGGATTACCGCGATAAAACAACAGTTGTGTAATTCCTTCATCAGCGTAAATACGATTAAACAAACCGGTACAGTTGCTAATTTCCAAAGTTAAATAACCTTCCCACCCTGATTCTGCTGGGGTTATATTAACCAAGATTCCCGACCGGGCATAGGTAGATTTACCGACCGCAACAACTGTTACATCTCGTGGAAGTTTTAGGCGTTCTTGAGCAACACCCAAGCAATAGCCATAAGGAGGCAGCATAAAATACTGGCCCTTCTCATCTTCTAGCAATTCTGATTCACAAAGAATTTCAGGGTTAAATTCTTTTGGATCACATTCACCTGCTTGAATGCGACCAAAGATTAAACATTGTTTAGGTGATAGGCGAATGTCATAGCCATAGGAACTAAGTCCATAGCTCAAAATCCGCTGATCATCTCGTTGGCTTACAAGATGATCCTTAAACGGAGAAATCATCTCTTTGTTCTGCGCCAAGTACTTAATTTCCCAATCGGCCAGTATGCTCATTGCTGCGTTGAAACGTCCTTTAGTCTACAAAACCTAGCAGAGAATCCGACCTTTTTCTTCGTAAATATCAATGAATTTTTGGACTGCATTACCAGAATTATCCATAGGCGGTAAGTAGACTAAAAACGAAGTGCAAGTCTTATGCCTGTCAATACCTTTGCTAGTATTCTTAACCAACGTTGGTGCTGTTTTTAAGATGCAAACGGGAAAGTCAAAGAGTTTTTGTTCATATCGAATCATGTCCGGACAGTTGGTAAAGTACAAACCCTGTTCAACTTCACGGTTGAACCAGGAGCGATACAGCTTTCTAAACCAGACAGCATGAGAAGATACCAAGGTTGGAGACGAAGCTCTGGTCATCTTCCACCTATCGTTCTTTTTGTCACGGAAGTATGCCCCCCCTGGGGGAAATAAATAGACACGTCCGTACCATTGCTGAGTATTTAATCCGTCATCTTGCGGAGTAAAAAATTTTTCCGCCTCAACATATTCATTGGCAACCTTAGAACTAGCAACATCAAGTTCAATGCCGTTCAACAAAGCATGCGCAGAAGATACCAAATCGTAACTAGTAATTAATTCAAGATCTTCTTTACGACTACGGATGTCATGAATAGCCATTACTTCTCAGCCGCCTTGTTGTAGTCAATTTCCAAATAGCGAATACCATCTGCATCGTTAATAATGTACCCAGCCTTTTCGGTTGGATCGATCTTTTGTGCAGCCTGGAGGATGCGACGGAAAGTTTCAGCCAAGTCACCGTCATTACTGCGTTCAGACTCTTCCTGTGCAGAGTGAATTTCCTTTAAGGTTAAGAAGAACATAGAGCGACTTTTATTTTCAGGCTGGAACACCATGACGCCAGGTCCTTCGCACTCCCACATTTTGCAGTATTGCTGCCCCATGTCACCAAGAATTAATTTAATAGTGGCATCAAGCATTTTGGCCTTAACTGGATCCATGTCAGGACCAATGACTGAAGCAATTAGCTGTTCACGTTTTTTCATTTTTCCAAAAGTCCTTGCCGTGCAAGGGATTCGAGGAGTTTGGGAAGGGGCTTATAAAGGACAACAAGCTTGCCTAAGTTACCACGTTTTTTAACCAGTTTACCTTTTTCATCTCGTACCTTGTCAAATTCGCCAGAACGAATAAGGTACTCCGCCACGCAGCGAAGGCGTCTCTTTAACGGTAATTCAGCCAATGGAAACTTGCCACAGATTGTATCTGGTTGCATGTCTTTAAATGCCAATCGGAGCCGATTTGCCAACGTCATGTTGGAATTAGCGTCTTCTTCTTCATAGTTCTTAAGATTTTGTAAGTATCGTCGCAAGCAACCATCATCAAAAGAACCACCGGGGGGCAAAAAACCTACAACTTGAAATACCAAAGATTCAGGCAGAGTTGTCTCATAGTTTTCAATTGTTACAGCATCGATATAAAATCCCTGGAAGCGATGAGCCATTATTCTAGTTTCCCTTCGGTAGTGGTTTGATATAACGGTTTTAGCTTGTGAAAATCAGAAGAAACCATGGGTCTGTCTTTGGAAAATGAACGGACCAGATGATTCCAGGGTATACGAATTACCGCTCGCTTGCTAGGGTCAGGGCATACGTTAATGTAATGCACCCCTTCGCTCCAGCCTTTATCAGCATTTTTACGACCGGTGGCCATCCAGTTACGGATTGTTTGATCAGATACGCCAAGACGCCTGGCACATTCTTCAGTTGATACGTACTCATCTGCAAATGCTTCTGGGTTTAATAAATCTGTTTCACCGTTTTGATAACGGCTATGCCACATGGACGCCAGGATATTCCTGATTCCCTTCAGTTCAAACGCCACGTCTTCCAGTCCTTTTCGAAGTCCGTATTTCATAAAGCAAAAAGTTTTGTTTAATGCTAGTGTGTGGGGAAAGTTTTTGTAGTCCCCATGGAAGAGCAAATTTCTCCTAGTCAAATCCCCCAGCAGTCAGCCCCAATCCCTGGGACCATTACCCCAGAACAACTTGAAATGATGAAGGCGCGTGCAAGGGAAGCAGCCATGCGTACAACCTTGGAGCAACGCCAACAACAGATGGTTCCACCACAAGTTGTTTATGTTCGCCGCAACTTTACAGTTGCTGAACTTATTCTTGTTGTATTACTGGCCTGTGGTCTTGTGACAGCAGTTCAGGTGAGTTGGAATTTTGCAGCTAAAACCCTACCTCGCATTGAGATCAAGGTTAAGTAGAGATAGGTACGGGCACACTATAATGCATCTAAGGGTATTTGCATGTAAAAATACGTGGCCAACAGGCGCATTAGTGATCTACAAGAACTTGCTGGCATCAACCTTGCAGAGGCTGATCTGTTTACGGTTGTTCGTGTAGCAGAAGTTGATCCTGCCTTAAAAAATAAAAAGTTAACAATATCTGGAACCAAAGCCTATCTTAATATTTACTATTTGCCGCGTACTGGCGGCACTATTAGTGGCAACGTAATTATTGAGAGTGGTCTTACGGTATCTGGTGGAATTACAACATCAGGGCTGACGGTTACTGGTTCGTCAACCTTCAATGCAATCATTGTCCAAACCACTGCTACCGTCAGTGGAACCATTAGTGGTAGCACAATTACGGGTACCAACATCCAAGGGACCAATATTAATGGTGTATTGATTAACGGTACGACAGTTACAGGGCAAACCATTAATGCTGTCAGTGGTAATTTTTCAACCCGTGTAAGTGGCGCATTAATTACTGGCAACACAATTTCAGGAACTTCTGGAGTATTTCAAAATTTAAGTGGTGTCACTATTACTGGTAATACCATTCAAGCAACCAGTGGCATTTTCGGTACGCTAGCTACACCGGCCCTAGTGGTTAGCGGAAACCTAACCGTTGAAAGTGGGCTTATTGTTTCTGGTCTTGCTCAGTTTGCAACCAATGCAAACGTCACCGGTACATTTTCAGGTGCCACCATTACTGGTACAACGGTTCGTGTTGCCAATATTACAGGCGTATCAGGGACATTTACAACAAATCTTTCTGGAGCGGTAATTACAGGAGACACAGGAAGATTTAGTAACATCACAGGTGTTTCTGGTACTTTTACAACTAGAGTCAGTGGCGCCATAGTTACAGGCGATGCAGGTAATTTTGGAACAGTTACTGGAATTTCTGGTACTTATACTCAGATTCTTTCTGGCGCCACTATTACCGGTAATATTGGTCAATACACTAGTCTTACGGGCGTCAATCTTATTGGCACCACAGTTGTTTCTGGTCTTGTTGTCACAGGTGATACGGGCCGTTTTACAAATATCACCGGTATTTCTGGTATTTTTACCAGTAATCTTTCTGGACTTGTCATTACAGGCGACACAGCTCGCTTTTCAACAGTTACTGGAATTTCTGGTACGTTTACCACCAGGGTCAGTGGTGCGGTCGTTACCGGTGACACCGGAAACTTTTCTCAAATAACAGGTGGTTCGGGTACCTTTGTACGTATTTCTGGTACAACAGTCACAGGTGATGCCGGTATCTTTACCAACGTGACAGGCATTGTTGGTGTATTTACCACCAGTATTTCAGGTGCGACAATTACCGGGGCAAGCGGTGCTTTTACATCACTAACAGGTGTAACAATTGTTGGCACCACGAGTGTTAGCGGTACAACAGTTACTGGTACTACCGCTAGTTTCACAACTGGCAACTTTCAAAGTCTTACTGGCGTTACTATTACCGCAACCACCGGTAACTTTACGACCCGGCTTTCTGGCGCAACCATTACCGGTAATACAATACAAGGAACTTCTGGAGTGTTCCAGAATTTAAGCGGTGTTGTAATTAGCGGTATATCTGGTATTTTTGCCTCCGGTCTAAGCGTTAGCGGTTTGCCGGTTTCTACTCAAAGTTACGCAGATACCAGTGCAATTGTATATGCTATTGCACTTGGTTAAATACGTCTATAATTAAGAAAACAGTAATTGGACTCCGCAAATAAATGGCTCGTTTTGTTTCTGTAGTTAGACAAAGTATTGCCAGCGGGTCTACTTCTCCGACTGCAATTATTTCTGGCACCTCAAATGCAAGTGGAGTACCGGCTGGTACTTATGGAGTTGTGCTTAGTATTCTTGTTTCTAATACAACAGCTAACTCTCAAAGCGTTACGGTACAGCTTATTAAATCAGGTGCAACAGTCACAGGATCACTCATCACCTCTGGTACCGTACCTAACCAGTCTTCCCTTGAATTCATGACTGGTAACAAAGTGATTGTTCAATCTGAGGATATTATCCGTGCTTATGCTGGTACTGGTAGCTCAGTTGATGTTACCGTGTCTTATATGTTGAATCCTCAAGATAATACGATCTGATCATGCCTTACATTGGTAACGTCACCACCAGTTCAAACGTCAATGGTAGCCAAATCAATAATGGCACCATTACGGGCGACAAGTTATCTCTGCCATTTAATTATGACAGCGCTACTTTGTATCTTGATGATACCAATAATCGAGTAGGCATTTTAACCGCAAGCCCTAGTAGCACACTAACAGTAGGCACGGGTGGTGTTGTTAGTATTCCACTTGCAAGCGCAGCAACACCATCTTTAGTGTTTGGTACGAATACCAACACCGGCATCTACAGCCCAGGCGCAGACCAAGTAGCCATCTCAACTAATGG